ATTTTATACAAAGTTACACAAAAAATCATATAGTTTTAGACCATTTATCTAGGCTCAAACTCTGCTAAATCAAACCCATCTAAACTGTCTTCATTAGACTCGAAGTTAATCGGAGGTAGATTATTCTTTCTCTGATTAATCATTTTAGATTGTTCTGTATTAGCTTGACTTATACGTTTTGCTTTTGCATCTTCTCTAGCTTGTTCTCTATCAGATAAACCTTGGTTGTTTAGTTTAGCCAACTCCACATTTAATTGAAACTCTTTGTCCATTAACTGTGATTTCAACATAGCTTCATTCTTCATCTTCTCAATCTCAAATGCAATGTCAGCTTGTCTATATTCCATTTTAGAACGAGTTTCCATTTGCATTCTCTGTAACTCCTGTTGTTGTTTCATTTCTTGAGCCTTCAACATTTGCTGAGATTGCATAGCTTGTTGTTGCATTTGCATTTTCTCTTCTCTATCCTGTTTAGATATTCGTTTCATTTTGAGAAGTTGATTCGCAAGTTTTAGATTTTTTACCTCACGAATATCAATAGCATCCTCCAAGTTAATATCGCCTTTAGATAAAGCCATCTGTATGTTTTGCTCCAACTGTTGTTTTTGTTCTTCATCAGGAGATAATTCAATGAATATACCAAAGTCATATATATATAAATCGGATATATCATTAAGTATTGATACATTGTATTTACCTATTTGATTTACAAACTCGTCTTTGAAATCTGCATACTGTAAAATATCAGCAACCCTATAAGTCAATGCCTCAGCTATACTTCTGTATATGTAAAGACTACCATCCAATATATGTCTAGTAGCTACATTTGAATTTAAAGCTGCAAGTTTCTGTAAGCCAACTAATGAGTTAGGGTCAGGTGTACTACCATCTCTAGCCTCGTTCAATCCGGTTACGTTTCTTATTTGGTTTAAGTAGTGATTGTAATTACTAATAAGCATTTGTGTTTTAGATGCACCTGAACTTGATTGTAATTCTTTGATAGGTACTTTACCTTGGTTATAGTCACCCTCTTGAGTATAACTTCTACCAATAACAGAACCTGTTTGGAAATATAATCTTAATGCATCTTCGGGATTATAAGCATTACCTGTACCTACATCAACCTCATTAAGACCATCTGCATCTATGAATACACCATCAGGTACAACTCTTGAAATTACTTGTTGCAGCTTTAAGTGTGTTATTTGAATAAGGTCAGCAAAAGGAATCATCCTTCTAACCAAAGATTCAATAGCACCTTTATACATTCTTGGTGCAACTGCTACATAGTTTGGTATTGCGTGTTGAGTTGCTGATTGTGGTCTAACCATATTCTCCATAAGCTTCCATTCAAGCATTATGTTGGTTCCCATAACCATCACACCTTCATACCATACATCAATAGTCTTTTGTACTTTCTCAAAATTTTGCTCTTCTTGCATTTCAACAGGTGGATTGAATTGGTCATCCTTTTCAATCATACTTACGTTTCCGTTGTCTTTCACCTTTCTTTTATAAGTTACTTTTTTAGTAGTCTTATAATTGAAATACATTAAGGTTGCAGTATCTCTATAGAAAATATCGTTCTCATAAAATTGAGCAGTATTATAATAGTCATACCAACTCTGAGAGTATTGAGATATTTCTTCTAAGTCTTCATTTGTTAATGAAGGGTCAATCTTTTTCAGTTCGATAATTGGAACTGTTTTAATTTCACCCCAATAAAAACAATCTTTAAAATGTGGGTCTTCAGTATAACTATAAACAATATTAGCAGGGTCAACATATTTAATGTTAACACCATCACCTTGTAAGAACTCGTGCTTTGCACAAGAAATACCTAAAACAGTTAAGTCATAGTCAAGACGTTTTCTAATATCATTATACTTGTTTGATTCAAACAAAGTATTAATAGCTTCCTCTTCTGCAATTTCTATTGCAGGTTTATAGTTGAGTTGCATATATAGCTTTAACTCCTCATCAGTATTTGGGAGTTCATCAGGCTCTACAGTAAAAGGGTTTGCTCCTGTTTTTTGTTGTATAGTTTCGAGCATCGGCTTGGCTGCCATCTGACCCTCAATCATCATTTGATATTTACTTCTTCGTGATTGAGATAATGCATCTTGTGCATATGCCTTGACTTGGAAATCTCTATCCTGCATTCCATTTACTACAATGTCAACAAACTTTGGTAGTATTGGCACAGGAGTCCAATCTAAATTTAGATAGGATAAATCTCCATCAATTGCTAATTCGTTTTTATATTTCCCTATTGGTTGCTCCCCTCTCGCATATAACCTTAAACGATTGAAGTCCCTCCATTGGTTATAGTATCTACATTGGTTTCCATCTTTTTTGAACCATTCATATTGAATTGCTTGACCAATTTGTAACCCAAATTCGACAGTAGCTTTTTCAGAATCGGATACGAATTGACTAGGAAAACCTGCAGATGTTATATTAATATTTACTTTTTTCATCTGATAATTTCGCTATATTTGCCCTTGTTACTATACCTTGCAAAGTTAATCTTTATTTTTGAAAGTTTTTTCTCAGGTAAATAAAGATGTTTCTGTGTAGCCATTATAGCTAAACCTGAACTAATAGCAGCATCATACTTGGTACGATTGCTAATATCGAACTTCGCCCAATCCTCTAGAGTCCTTGTAAAAACCATATCCCCCATCTCCATATCATCTTTCATACCGATATGATTTTCGATATAAGATTCAATAGCAGATGCGTGTGCTTGTTTTACATCTTCACTAGAGTTAGGAATACCTCCTAATTCTCTTTCAGTTTTAGATAACTTTGTATATATTTTATCAGGTCGGTTCATACAGAAATGTCTATATCCCCTATTTTTAAAATGATACAATAATCTAGGTTT